CCCGCCGCAACAGGTCCGGCACGGGGATGCCGAGCCGCTGCATGTGGGCAATGACGGATACGGCGTCCGTAATGATTAGGTAGACGATAAACAGGTTCAGGAAGGGCATGTAAACGCCGCCAAAGGAGCGCGACAGACTGGCGTTGACCATATCAACGATCCCGATGTAGGCCATGTAGTACAAGAACTTGAGAGCCCCGTGCCACAGCATCCGACACCTGAAATGACGACGCCGCGCCGCATCCGCGACCCCA